ATACTTTTGATCTTGCACTCAGTCCGATTGCAATATCAAGTTCCCCGTCGTATGTCATTAGTCTTTCTTATAAAATTTAGTAACGTATCCGTCTGCTTTGAGAGGCAACCCCATTGGCAAGCAATTCAGCCAAGGGAGGTCCTCCCCCATAACTCTACACATAGTTTCCAGACAATCCCCGGCTCGGTCTTCGTCTACCTCTGCAATGACTTCATCATGGACGTGCATTACTATTTCGAAGTCTTTCATAATGCTTAGTCTGTACATTGCTTCGGCGAGAAGATCCCGGGAGATTGCCTGGACTATGTTCTCCACCAGTTTGCCCCCGTAAGTCTCTACCTCAGTCCATCCTACGGACTGGACCATGCCGTCATAGACAATGCCAGTCTGCCCGAACCTGTTGGGTCTCACCCGGGGATTTCTGTAGTATAATTTTCTCCCAGCTGGGAGAGCTATTGTCAAATTGGTCCCGTCATGTTCAAAGACGAGACAACTTACTTTCTTGGTTTTCCTGGTCTGGACGCACTCGATGGCCTTCTCGTTCACCTCCGCCCAAAACTCAACAATTTTAGGATTGGCTTGACGCCAAAGAGCTACAATGGAATACATTTCCTTTTTGGACAGCTTCTTCTCCTTGTCCATCTTCTCCATTGCGTTGACCGATCCCTCATATCCGAGTGCCAATTCTGCCGTCTTACCACGCTGTCTGAGGTCCGATCCTTTCGTAACCTGCTCAATGGGAACCCCGAACATGAGTGATGCTGATGCCTCATAGATCTTGCCATGAGTGTTGAAGACGTCGAGTCGCCACTTCTCCTGAGCTAACCAGGACAGGACTCTGGCCTCAATAGCACTAAAGTCGGCTACTGCAAACATTTTTCCCTCTGGTGCTATGAATGCTGTTCGAATGAGCTCCGAAAGGACATTCGGAATGCTGTCGTAACACATTTCGATGAGGTCGTAGTCTCCCTTCTCCACCATGCTCCGAGCAAGACTCAAGTCCTTCATGTGGTTTTGGGGGAGATTCTGGAGCTGGATCATACGGCTCGACCAACGTCCTGTTCTGTTGGCCCCGTAAAACTGGAATAACCCGTGAGCTCTCTGGTCTTTGGCAGCACAATTGAGCATAGCAATGTACTTCTTAGTTGAGGTCTTGGACAGTGCAAGCCGACCAGCGAGAACCTCCTTGACCAGATCGGGAGCCTCCGGATTGTTTTTCAGATATTCGAGGATTTCGGGCTTTCCCAGTGCAGGGAAGTTGAGTCCGAAATTAGTGCTGAGCCACGTCTTCAACTGGGCCAAGCTGTTCGGGTTATCCAAGCCCGTTAGCTCCTTCATCCGGTCGGTCATCTCCTCCGTGTACACCTCATCAAAAGATATGGCGTTTCCGGCCATGTCGAGATCGATCAAGATGCCCCGATCATTGATGCTCTGGTCTACCAAGTAGTTCCGGCGTTCGAACTCCGGGAACGGGAATTGATCCAGCTGTTCCACGATCTCGCGTTCTGCAATCACGTCATATTCGGCATACGTCTTGAATTCGTTCCACTTGTCCGGGTCGTCGTCCGGCATGTTCCGGGTCCTCAACCCATTGGACTTGGTTGGCTTGCACGGGGAGCAGAAAAACCGGATTAAAGCTTTACCGGTCGACTTCTTCCCGTGCTCCCCGAGGACCAAAGCTTTGGAGAGTTCATCCAAAGCCAAAGGCAGTCCGCAATAGGCTGCTTTGGTCATTGAGCAATACAATTGATCGATCGGGATAGGTAGTCCTATACGCTTAAATACGAGTCTCTCAAATACAGCGTTATGAGCCCATTTCTCAATCCCCGGATCAGTTAAAGCGGAGATGAAATAGTCGGGGAGCTCCTCTCCTTTGGCCAGATCAATCACCTGAACGGGAGAGGTGTCAAAGGCGAAAGACACTATAAGGAGCTGAAAGCCCCCCGATTCTATGTATTTATAGGCGCCCGTGGACTTAATGTCCTCCGGGCTATATGTTTCCGTATCGAAATATAAGCGTCTCGGCATGTTAATTATTGTTAAATTTGTTGCTGGGCGGGGATTCGAACCCCTAATCCCGAATAAGACCCAGCATACCAACCTACATAAGGTCGTCGTCCCACGGGTTCTGGCCGAAGTCCTCTTCTGCCGAAGATCCCCCGGAGAGACGTTCTCCGTCAGCCAACTTCTGGAGGTTGTTCAGCCCGCAAGCAACGCCTTTGTTGCCATTGGTGTTGAAGGCGTAGAAGTTGATCGACGCCCGGCCATAGCACCCGGAGTAGAAGTCCTCTTTTTCGATGATGGGGTTGAGGTTGACGTCCACGATGCCAGGACGGTTGTCCGAGTTGGCATTGACGAACATGTGCCCAGCATACTCCGGATTGTCCGGTCTTTCGGTGTCCCCGTCACGGAGGGGGTTCTTCCACGTCGGGGGAATCTTGCCGCCCAATTTGGCGATGCCTTCTTTGAGAGCCGTGTCGATGGCCTCCTTGACCCGAGACAGAGTTGCCGAGTCAGTCTTCGGGATGAGGATGGACACCGAGTATTTTGCTCGGTCGGAACCCTCCATTGCCCGGGGTTCCCATACGTTGGCGTAACTGAACCGAACTTTGCCGGTTACTACTTTGGTTGTTGCACTCATAGTTGTGAAGTTTAGTTATTAGAAAAATCGAGTTTTGCTTGTTCAATCCCCATTGCCGGACGCTTGTCAGACTCGGGGACCAGAGTGGGTTTGCCTGGAGCCTTGATGACAAAGTCTCCAACCAGTAAGCCGAAGTCCTTTTTGAGGAGCTTCTCGATAGCCGGGATCCCGGCCAGTTTGACAACTTGGAACTGATCCGGGGTGTAGTCGCATGCGGTAAGAACTTCCTGAACTGCACTCTCGTCAGTCCATTTCCGTATTGACCTTCCTTCGACTACCTTATATCCCGGGATCTTCTCGCCCGAGATGGCTTTGGAGAGCAGGTGCTCAGATACAGCATTTACCCATTCTTGGAGCATGGGGGCTTGCTCGAAAATCTGAGCGAGCTCCTCAGTGGTCAGGAGTTCGGGCTCTTTGAACTCGTGTTTGGCCAAGTCCAGATTGTGGTCTGCCATCTTGCGACACAGAGCTTTGACTTTACACCACCTGCACCAGTGCCCGACTTGGAGTTCCCCCTCCCCGGAGTAAGCAAGAGCTGCTTTGGGTTTCACTACCTCCTCACCCCATTTGTAGAGGTCTTCGGGGGTAATCTCCCATGACGAGATTCGCTCCTGGCGGGGCTGGACTATAGTCAACTTCACCATGTTGATGTCGTAGACCATCTCGAATTTGGACAAAGCCCCGAGAGCATACAGCATCAACTGAGCATTGTTCTCAGCGAAAACCGGCACGCCAGTGCCAAACTTGAGGTCTATGATCTCCATGACCCCGTCAGCGATAATGCAAGCGTCTCCAGTGCCGAATCCTTGTTCGACCCAAGCCGAGAAGTCCAGTCGCTCCTCCAGAAGAACGAGTGCGTCTTTGGTTTTCCGTAGAGCTTCCGTATATTGGTCCGTTACGTACTGGCAATAAGCCATTACGGGCTCATCCATGGCCTCAGTGTAGAGATCACTCTTCTTCAGCTTCCTGAGTTCAGCAGACGTAACGTCAACAGGCGTTATGCGGAACCTCGCTCGGAGGTAACATTCTGCCATCTCGTGAGCCAGAGTACCCTCTTCGGCATACTTGGAAGGCTTACCGGTTTCCTCAACTTTTTCCTCCAGTCTGGCACTGGGGGTGCAGTTGATCCACCGGTCTGCCTTTGATGCCGAAAGCATGGCGTGCTTACGAGATGAGTGATTCGGGGCTCCCATTACGCAAGGTCTTTGAGGAATTCGTAGAACGCGTCGTAGTTTCGGGCATCCAGTCCCGTCACATTCTTCGCTCCCAGTTCAGTGAGCTTTGCCCGGATAGCTTCGCGGTGATTGTCCACCTTACTTGCCAGGAGAGTCCGGATGTCCTGAATGGAGACAGCGGGGTCAGAACCCAAAGAGGAGTTCGCATCCATCGGCATGGGTTCGGTCTCCTCAGTCTTTTTGGGGACTGGAGCCGGAGCCGGAGCTGGCTTCTTCACGTCCTGTGCAGGGACTGATTTCTTGACGTCAGTCGTCTTAACTGTCACGGGATTTGCTCCGATAACCTGACAGATCTTGCGGACCATTTCGAGATCCTGAGTTTCTTCGAGGTTTGCCTCGAACTTAATTTCTACTTTCATTGGCTTGATGATTTTTGATTATGGTGTTCAGAAGTTCAATGTACTTGCTGAGAGGTATAGCCGGGTCATGGAGAACAGTTTCATGAAACAGGGACCCGAGGTGGAACACCTTCGTCTCTCCCGTTTTGACCGATAACTCGGCTCTGTAGTTCCCGTTTGTCAGAATACATGTCTCTCCTCTAAACTCGGAGTTCCATGCTCCTCTGTAGAGATCGTCGACAGATACACGGAGCCAAGCTGCTAAACGGGAGACTTGCTCCGAATTCAACAAGGTTTTTCCGTTGAGAACCCGGTTGAGAGCTGCTCGGGGGAACCGGTTATCGGGGAACAGAATTTCTGACACTTCTTGAAGCCTGAGCCCTCTCTGTTCAATTAATTCTCTGAGATTGATAGTCATTGTGTTGTCCATGTTGTTTATTCCAAATATAATCAATTTTCCCCAAATATTGAAATTTTTTCAATCTTTTTAATGAAAAATGTTTACTTGGTGAGGAGATAGACCACCTGAGCAATAAATATGCTCCTCCTGCTGGGGTTGACACGGGCATATACTTCTCGAAGAGGCTCAATGGCTTTCTCAAGCTTGAGGTCCTCTCCTTTCCTCTTCAACTCCTTGAGAGCCTTATAGACCCGGGTCCTTTCCTGCCATTCCCGAACTTCGGCTTTGTCGTTCCACCAACCAGACACGGGGACAAATTTTGAGCTGAGCACATAGGCAGATTTTCCGTCCTCTGAAAACGGCTGTTGAGTGATGGCTCCCGGGGTACAGTTGGGGTTGATCTTCTTCTCGAACGAGATGGGCTCCATGTATGTAGGTCCCTCCCCGGGAAACTTGTCCATTTTCATGTAGTGGAATCCGAACTCATCCTCATACTTGAATACTACGTATTTTTCAATCTTTTTCATGGTTATCTGTTTAAGGTTCTTGCTGATATTCTGCATTTCTCGCCGAAGTAGGTAAATGTCTGACCGTTAGCTGCAATGTCTTTCAGTTCAGACTCAGTATAAGACTCATACTCACCTTCAATATTGATTCGAGTGGCTCCTTGGGAGTTAGCCAAAGCTCTGAAGGAAGTGAAGACTCCCTCCACGTATCCCATTCGAGTGACGATAAGTACCGATTTTACTGTTCTCATAGTTGTGTAGGTTTTTGTTTACACTACAAATATAATACTTCTGCGGTAAATACTACGATAAAATCAGCATTTTTTTCCGTTTGTTTTGAGAAGTCCCATCATGACAATTTCGAGAGGGTTGGGTGAAGCTGGTTCTGACTGGCTCTGGATTTCCACCAATCTCTCCCATAGTGAGCCAGCTTTAAATCCTATGAATGCCAGGAGTTTCTCTTTTCGAGTGAGGGGCTTGTCGCTTTTAATGCCAAACTGGTCAAGAATAGACTGAATCCCTTCATTGACAAAATCCGACTGATTGGTAACTGATTCTCTGTGAATAACTCCGAGGAGAACCTCTCCCACATTGCTGGGGTCTTTCAGCTCCTTGGATACGATTCCGTTGTAATAGTTGTCCGATTTGGGGTCCGGGTCTGCCGGGAGGTCCCAGTTGAATTTTTCTTCCATGTTTTACTATTCGTTAATTCCATACTTACCGCAGACGTATGCTTCGCCAGTCTTGAAGCCCATGCAGACGAGAAGAG